ATGAAACAAGATAAATTAGAAAGGTTTGCCGAAAAGGCAATATGGACTATAGAAGGTATCATGGTTTACATGATATGTGCTATTTTCTACAAAATTGTGATAGTAGGTTAGAAACAATTATTGTTACTAAACTTGAAACTATCGCAGTCAACAATATCCACAAGAACTTATTAATTTTCTTGTGCCGCACTTCAAATGAAGACTCCTTCTTTAGAGCCTTCGCTTCCTCCTCATGCTCCTTCTTCAACGCACTGCCATTCCAAAGGATTGGTATCTGGTTCCTTCCCTGCTTGGTAACACTATACACCACCCTAGATTCTTGATTGCTAAAGGCATACCCACGGTCAAGGTATTCGCTCTTCACTAGCAATTCTGTAACATCATCTTTCCAAGCATCATCAGGAGATACGTGGTCGTAAATGATACCCCATATCTCCTGCTCATACTCGGACTTATCTCTGATATTGTCCAGCAGCACATACAGCTTCTGTTCGTTAGTTATCCAAGCCATTATAAACCAAGTTTCTTTTTCAGAAAGCTACCTACAAAGGCAGCAGCCATAGCAGACACAGCAAAGTCACCAAATATAAATCCTTTATTAGGCTCTACGAACTGGGATTCGACAGAAACCAACACAACCATACAGACAACAAAGGTAATCGCAATGGCAATATACCTAAACACCATCTTAGCTACCTTCTTGCTATCATCCTTAACACTTGAAGATTCACCTTCTTTTCGGTTAACCCTCAATGAGCAATACATAAAATAAATTGCAGCTATCGCTATGAATGCCACAAACACGTAAATAATTTCTTTTGGCATAATTTTATTTTTCTAGTTGGGAAAATATTTTTTCCTAGTTGGGAAAATAAAAACATACTACTTCCCAAGAACAACCTTCCAACCAGTCTTTCCGTTCTTTTTCAAACAAAGAAGAATAGACAACAATATTGTTTGGAATAAGGCAGCAAAAGCATATTGTCCTAAAACATACGCTGTTCCACCGCCAATGACACCACCTAGGATAACATAGATGATTTCAATAGCGAAGAAGACGTAGATTCCATACTTTTTCTTGTTAACTATCAAAATGATAGCTACAGCAATCAAAACACTCAACACGCTACCTAAAATCTTCAATGCTCCAGCATTAGAATCCAAGCCCATCATCATAAAGCCTGTTGCAATTCCCATAACTGAACGAAAAATCTGACAGACAGCGCATAGCCACAACAATATAGACGTAAAGCCGTTCAACTCATTACCATCCTTATTGGTTGGATTCTGCTTTTCATACCACTCTGTAGAGAACTTCTGTCCTTCTACATTCTTTGTTTCATTAACTTTCTGTTCCATAATTTATAATTAAAATATTAATAATATCTATCGAAAGGAACTTCACGATATGAGACTTTAATCATATCAAAGATACAATCTCCAATAAAATCTATATCTTTCCATTCTTCAAGCATCCAGCAATAATGCAAAGTTCTATACCATTTATTTTGCAACATCTTCTTTTCTTTTTTATTAAAAGTCTCTTTCTTAAATAGACTTTTATTTTCTTCTATAAATTTTAGTGAAGCTTTAGCATAATATAAATCGTGACACCTCATAGAAAGGCTAGCAGAATCTAACAAGTTAGCGAGAATCCAACTTTTATTTTCCAAAGCCTTTTTATAATCTTCATTTATTGCACCACATGAACGTATATATAAATATTTGCAATCTTCTCTATCTTCTATAGACTTATTACTATGATACAACTTGTAAATATCCAAGTAACCACGCTCCAAATATTTAAAGAACATAGATAACCACCTCATAAAAACCTGCAATCCCATCAATACATAGAAGCTAGCAACAGAAAGCACTATTAACAGAAGAATTAATAAAAATACATTCATACATTATACCATTTACGAGATTTTATCTCTTTCATTTTATCACGATATTCATTCACTCTTTTCATGTAGTCTTCCCTACTTTCACCGAAATCCTGCATCGGTCTTTCAGGTGTTTTTATATTTGCCATAACATCTTCTTTAATTGACTCAAAAGCAATATATGAACCAATAGGATTTACCAGCAACTTAATAGTCTCCAATATAGTTGCTCGCCCTAAAGTGAAATCTTGGTAAATTCCAAATATCACACCAATCACAAGAACAATCATCAATAGTAATGCCGTGACACCTTTATATCTTGGAGCAACGTAAGCACCACAATAGACAAATCCGTATCCAGCAAATCCATTCGCTAATATCGAAACTATAGCACCGACTATATTAATCGTTTCCCCATTAATGGTTACTCCCCATCCAAAGTTCAAATAACCAGTCAACATGGAAAACAAATAACACACATACATTCCTACTATAGAAGCAGGGATAATACCAATCCATCTTAACACATTCATTTTGCTCGCCACATTTTAATTATCCTACATTTACTTTACTCATGCCACCGCCCAAGATAGATAGTAGCTGGTCATAGCGTTTTTCCAATTCTTCGTACTTAGCCTTCCAGACGAAATCATCCTGATTAGGTTCGGCAACCATTGGTTCGTCATGATGAGGAGTCTCGGCAACCATATAAGGAGAATCGTCAACACCATCTTTGTGATACATAGTACCAATACCACGCATCAACCACTCGGCAGACACGTCAGGATAAGCTACAAGAACCTTGGCAACAACGTTTGCAGACAAAGCACGCTCACCCTTCAACTGAGTATTAAGGGTAGTTTGAGACATATCGACTAACTTTGATAGAGCATTAACCGATACTTGCTTATCCTCTAAAATTAGCATAATTCGCTGATAAATAGTTACTTCCATACATTTTACATTTATAAACCATAATTAATTAATCATAATCAACTAGCAATTTCTTGCTAAATATTTGGAGATTTAGCAAGAAATGACTACCTTTGCACTCGTAAACAACAAGTTGCTTAATTATTAGAAGCAAAAGTACAATAAAAAATTAAGATATGCAAGTAAAAAAGATAAAAATTATCAAAGTTTCGCTAGAAGGACGTAAAAAACTTGCTGAGCGGTATAGATGCAGAAGGGAAACCATCTACAACGCTCTAGGGTTTAGAAGTCAGAGCAAGCAAGCCGAAAGCATCAGGCAGGATGCCCTGAATGAGTTCGGAGGTGTTAAGGCAGACAAGGTAGTGTTCTACTAGGAAGGAGGTGAGTATGATTAAGAGATTATTCAGAACATGGCTGAGGATAAAGATGTTTTATATTCTTGGCGAATCATGTACCAACTTTGAAGAATGTTTCAACTGGGTATATAACTCGCCAATAATAGAATGGAAATACAGAGTTTACTTATGTTCTTATTGCCTAAAGAACAACTCTGTAGAAATCGAGAAACTAAAGAGCTTCGAGGTTATTTTCCACAAGTAAGAAAACATGAACAAATGTTTCTGTTGGCTTGTTTGGATAATACTGACATGAAGAAGATGAAGTGATTTGCTTAACAACATAGTTGTCTCTTTCTAACTTCTTGATTTCTTCATCAAGGTCAAAATCTACGAGAGCACCGTTCTCGTTTACTTTAGAATGTAGATGTACGATTTTCTGTTTCATACGAAATTGAATTAAGTTAAAATAAAAATTTGTCACCTGCAAAGGTACAAAATAAAAACAACAATCGGGCAACGGTAGATATAATAATGTATAAAATGAAAATTTGTCACTTTCTGTTTCATACACTACCGCCCGATTTAAAACAAGGAGGTTAATATGAATGAAATTTCAACTATTGTAGATGGTGACAGAATGACATCACTACAGATTGCAGAGATTACTGGCAAGCGACACGCAGACGTGATGAAAGCCATCCGAAAGATGGAGCCAGCATGGTCTAAAATCAACGAAGGAAATTTTTCCTTGGTTGATTACCAAGACAAAAAAGGCGAGACGAGACCTTGCTACTCTCTCAATAAAGAAGAATGTCTCTACATCGCCACCAAGTTCAACGATGAGGCGAGAGCCAAGTTGATTAAACGATGGAAGGAACTGGAAGAGCAACATCAAAAGCCATCCGTCCCTCAGAATTATCTCGAAGCTCTCAAATCTCTGGTCAAGTCTGAGGAAGAGAAACAGCAGCTAGCTTTGGAAAATAAGAAGCAGCAGGAGCAAATCGTCACTATCAGCAAGACGAACATGGAACTCGGCAACAAGATTATCGAAATGCTGCCTAAGGTCAGCTACTACGACAAAATCTTGCAGAGTAATGCTACCATGACCGTTACTCAGATTGCTCAGGACTACGGAATGAGTGCCATGAGGTTAAACAAGGAGTTGGAGTCTATGAGAATCCAACACAAGGTAAGAGGTCAATGGATATTGTTTGCCCAGTTCTTAGAAGGTGGATATGTTCACAGCAGAGCAGTAGACATCGTAAGGAGTGATGGTTGGCATGATGTGAAGTACAACACCGAGTGGACAACGAAAGGAAGAATCTTCCTATATGAATCACTCAAAGCGAAGGGCATTCTCCCCTTAATAGAGCAGGAGAACACTCCTAGTGATAAGGGCACTGGTAGAACAGAGCCAGCCAAGGCAGCTAGTGCCAGTCAACAAACCATCAAATTCAACTGATATGATAGACAAAGAGATTAAGGAGCAGCTAGACCGCATAGAGCAGTATTCGCTCATAGCTGCAAAGAATGTGCTCAACATTAATGAAGCAGCAATCATTCTTGGTATGACGGTTAGAGGAGTGAGAGAGAACGTCAGGAACCGAATCATTCCTTGCTATAAACCAAACGTCAACCGACTCTACTTTAAGAAGAGCGAGTTGGAAGAGTGGATGACTCAGAATCGCAGAAAGAGCATGGCAGAGTTGAAATCAGAGGCAGCAGCCTATTGTTTTACCCATTAAACAGATAAACTTATGATAGCAGATGCAATGTTGGTAGCCAGCGTAATCGCTTTCGCTGTTGCCGTTAAGGAAATTCACTCCTACTTCAAGGAAGTAGGCAAGTAAGATATATGGAGATTGAACCTCACAAGAATAGTTAAGTATTAAGTTATTAGTGTGTTAAGTCTTATAATATTTCAGTCATTGAAAACAGCAGAGGTTTTTTGGAGTTTGCTACTCCCAGTCTCCACTAGAACTTTGTCGTTATAATTTTACATGTTTTAAGTTTTTACCCAGCGCAAGTAACTCAGTTGGTAGAGTATGAAGGTTTATGAGCCTTCGAGGTCGTGTGTTCGAGTCACACCTTGCGCCCCATATAGCCCGATTCCAAGGCTTAGTATCGGATAGGATAAACCTTCCTAGAGAGGTACACGTACCCAAAAGGAGCATCATTAACCACAGATGGTGCTTAGACGTGGAAGTGGCAAGCGAGTACATACACCTGATAGGTGGAATTTGGAAAAACTTGGAGTTCACTTGTGAAGAAGCAGACCTGATGCCGTGACCCTTATATAATAAGGTAGCATCTAAAGGTAGGAGCGCACAACTACAAATCGGTTCTAATGCAGCCAGCACGCTTTCTTTCTATTCGGTTCAATAGTTATAATTGGTTATTTTATAGAAATCAGATATATCACCATATGTGCGATTACTAGTGCTGGGAGTCCTAAGCCTCCATGAATGCAGAAGGGAACCAAGGAGCGATTCAGCATCCGCCAAGATTGTATAGAGGTCGCTCCACGGAGGTGGCAGTTTTAATCATATTCATTTTACTGCCCCTCCTTTATTAAGGAAATTGCAAATATTGACATATTAGTAAATTTCATACAGATTACATTTACGATGCGGTAGCGACCGCTCAGGTTAAACTAAAATAAAAAACTCGCCCCACCATTCGTGAGAATCGTGGGGTTTTTAATTTGAACATTTAAACCATACAATATGAGATATAAAGCAAATAGTTGTCACGATTGTCTCTTCTCGACCATGTGTGACAACCCGAATAAGAACCCTGATGGTGGCTACAAATGCAGCCGCTATGAATGGAAATATCAATAACAACTTAATACATATAAGATATGAAAGAACTTATCGCAATTCAGTCAGAACTGAAAGCCCCGAAGAGTCAGTTCAACAAATTCGGTGGCTACAAGTATCGCAAGGCAGAGGACATTCTTGAAGCTGTCAAGCCTTTGCTCAACAAGCAGAAATGCACGCTAACCATCACAGATGATATTGTGATGGTAGGCAACCGCATTTATGTTAAGGCTACCGCCACAATCAAGAACGAGAAGGGCGAGTGTGATACAACCACTGGTTGGGCTAGAGAAGAAGAATCAAAGAAAGGTATGGATGGCAGTCAGATTACTGGAGCATCCTCTTCTTACGCTCGAAAGTATGCCCTAAACGGTCTCTTTGCTATTGATGATAACGCTGATTCCGATACAACAGACGATGGGCAGCATCAGGCAGCGCAACAGCAGACACAGACTCAGCAGCCAACCGCCCAGCCTTCACAAGCCGCCAAGCAGCAAGCATCCCCTCAGTTTCACCCGAATGACTTGAACGAAGGATTGGCTTACCTGAGCAGATGTGTTAGCAAGGACAATCTGATATGGGTAGTACAGCATTATCAGCCGCTCACCGCCAGCCCTCAGTTCATGCAAGCAGTATCAGCTAAGAAGAAAGAATTAGGATTACAATAATATGACAGAAACAACAAAGAAAATCAGCCTGAATGTGCCAAGAGTCACATTCATTGAGGAATCTCATCAGTACTTCATCGGCAAGAAGGAACTGAAAGGAATAACGGGAACGCTCATTAAGAAAGCCTTCCCCGACACCTATAAGAATATTCCAGAGTCTGTATTGAAGAAGGCAGCAGAGCGAGGTGGTCTTATCCACAACACGTTTGAAACCTTCTGCTCCATCTTCGATGCCGACATCAAGCAGTACCCGAACCCTACGGAAGAGCTTCAAGCCTTCCATAGTATGTTAGTCGCATACGATTTACACTATGTAGCATCCGAGTATCTTGTTACAGATGGTGAAAACTTCGCATCTGCCATTGATGGAGTCTTCGCTGATGAAGAAGGCAACATCTATCTGGTAGACTACAAGACCACCGCCACCCTCCACTACGACAACGTTTCGCTCCAATTATCCATCTACGCAAAATGGTTCGAGGAGCAGAATCCTGACTTGAAGGTGAAGGAGATTGTCTGCATGTGGTTCAAGAACGGACAGAGCAAGTTCCAGCCACTCCCAAGGGTAGCTGATTATCAGATTGACGATTTAATCGCTGCTTATCTCGCAGATGATGCAGACTATCAGTATAAGGTGGAAGTTCCTGAGCAGTTTTCAGCACTAGAGCAGGAGTTCAGATTAATAACCGCTCGTGTGGATGCCCTGAAGATTAAGCAGGATGAGTTGAAGGAAAAGATAATGAAGATGATGGAAGACAACAAGCAGAAATCCGTCAAGACTCAGTTCGCCTCCTACTCTTATGTTGCAGCTACCACCAAGAAGACCTTCGACACGAAACTGTTCAAGGACACGGAGCCTGACCACTACGAGCACTATCTAAAGGAAACGACCACCAAGCCGTCAATAAGAATCAAACTTAATTAAGTATAGATATGAACGTAAAATTTACTGGTAAAATTATTGCAGCAGGGCAAGTTCAAATGGGAACTTCCCAAAACGGAACCCAATGGAGTTCTTGTGAGTACACTATCGAAGAGTTGAACGAGCAGTACCCTTCAAGAGCCGTTATCTCGGTATATGGCTCAGACAAGTTGCAGCAGTTCAACATTCAGTTAGGAGAAATCATCACCGCCCACATCGGATTGAAGGCACGCCAGTCTAAGGACGGACGTTGGTTCAATCAGTTGGACTGCTGGAAGGTGGAACGACCAAATGGTCAGCAGCAAAGTCAGGTTGTCCAGAGTCAGGTTGGCGCAGCACCTCAGCCAGTTGGTGGGTATTACCAACCACAGCAACAGCCTATACCTCTGAGCCAGCCACAGCAGTTTCCCCCTCAGGTTAACGCAAGCGGTCAACCTATTCAGCAGAACACTCAATATGCAGGTGGTCAGCAGCAGGGTCTTCCCTTCCCAGCCCCAAACCAATAATATATAAGGTATGGAAATCCATCTAGTAAGAACCTCCACTGGTCTTCGCCCCTACACGGATGATGATTACGAGGAAATGAAAAAGATAAAGGTTGGTTCCATCGTCAAGGCGAACATAGTTCGACCAAGGAACATTAAGTTTCACCGCAAGTTCTTCTCCCTTATCAGAGCAGCATGGGATTGTCTCACAGAGCAGCAGCGCACAAACCTACGTTCTATAGACACATTCCGTGAGCAGCTTCTGATAACATCAGGATTCAGCGAACCGCTTTACGACCTCAACGGACAGAAGTTCTTGGAGAGAGCCAAGTCTATCTCCTTTGCCAAGATGGATGAGCCAGCCTTTAATGAAGTATATAGTAGAGTCTTAGACACCATCCTGACAATTCTCTATTCAGATGGTGTTACAGAAGACGAGTTTAATAACATTTTACAAAATTATAGTTGATATGACACGTAGAAACGACAAGCGCAACAACAGACGTAATCGTCAGCGCAACAACACCCCAGAGTTACCACCATTTGCACAGATGCTTTTCGGAGCAATCGTTGGCAAAGGTGTAGACATGATTGCCAAGAAGATGGCAGAAAATGCCGAGCAAGAGACTCCTGATATTCATGCAGAAGGCATCAGTAATCAGGACGTTACCAACATCAATAACGGAAAGGCAACCTTATCTAAGTTGCGCATTCCTGCTGATGGTTCGGCAGTAGAGTACCCAATCCCTGATAATCTCCAGTTTTTCTTCGATGAGGAAGGTAAGTTGATGGTTCGTCAGAAGATTGAAGGAGACGAGAAGCCTACTAATAAAAAAGAAGAGGATGGCAAGCCTATCACTTATAATGATATTGTCAAAGAACTCTACTTGAACAAAACTGCACATTGGATTTCTGGCAGAAACATAATTCATCAAGAACGACAGAGTTTAAGTAGTTACGAAGATACAATCAACAGCACTACTCCTGCTCAGGCTAAACGTTATGCAGCCTTCAATAAGTTGCAGAACATCGCCAAGTATCTCAATGGTGACTGGAAGCCAAACTTCGATAGAAACGATGAAAAATGGAATATCAATAAAGAAGGTGATACATTTATCGAAATGTACACAAGAACATTGAACAAAGCGGGTGTTTACTTCAAGTCGCAAGAACTTACCAAGGAAGCCATCCGCTTGATGGGCAAAGAATCTCTCAACGACCTTTTCTCAACAGACTGGTAATGGCAAGCTACGCTGAAATCAAAGCAAAGCTACAGCAGGAAGGCAAGAAGATACGCAAGCGTTCATCCTACGATGAGCACAACTTGCAAGCCGCAGAGGTCAGGTATATCCGTGGGGTATATCCTGACCTTGAAGGTGTCTTCTTTGCCGTTCCCAATGGTGGCAAGCGAACTTCTCAACAAGCCGCATGGCTCAAAGAAGAAGGTATGAAGGCAGGAGTATCTGATATGCTCCTCCTGAAGCGCACCTCCCAGTACGGTTTCCTCTGCATCGAAAATAAAACACCGAAAGGTAGTCAGGAACCCGAGCAGAAGGTATTCCAGCATGAAGTAGAACGGCATGGTGGCAAGTATATCATCGTCCGCTCTATAGATGAATTTATCCAAGCTATCGACAATTATTTAAATGGTGAACTATGAGTGATATTAAATTTGATAATAGTTTTTTTAGAGAGGAACCATCTATTATAGAACAATTCTTAGTAGAATATCAGGAAAAAGCAGATGAATATATTACACAAAAGATTATTGCTATTCTTGAATCCAAAGGCTATAAGGTAACCGCTCCACCAAAGGAAGTCAAAGACGAATATACCTTTGAGCGAGCATGGAACTTGTACGATAAGAAAGTTGGCTGCAAAGCCAAACTCGAAAAGAAGTGGAACTCCATGAGCAAGAAAGACCGCAAGGCAGCTATAGAGTATATTCCTCTCTATGTAATTTCACAGCCCGACAAACAGTACAGAAAGAACTTCCAAACCTTCCTCAACCAGCGAGGATGGGAAGACGAACTCATCGGAGCCACACCACCGCCAGCAGCCGTTAACGAGAACTCTTCCGAAATCAGCCGACTTATCGCAAAGACGAAGGCTGGACAGAACGTAACAAATGCGGATAAGGACAACGTTTTCAAGACACGCATCATGGGTATGATAGAGCTTCTGCAAAAGAATCCTCATAGCCTATGCCGAAAGCAGTTGGAGATATATCGTGATAACGGAACCTTGGAACGCTTGGGCATCCAATGGAATCCATAAACCACAAATCTGTTTACCAAAATGATAGCAATCAGTAAGTACAACAAGCAGCATCCTCTCAGAGTCTTTGAGGCATTCGCAGGATATGGCAGTCAGAGCCTAGCCTTCAAGTACCTCAAAGATAAGCATCCTGAGTTCGACTTCAAGATAGTGGGCTACTCAGAGATAGAACCATCAGCCATCCAAGCCTACGGACTCCTGCACGGAAGAGATATACCTAACTATGGAGACGTGACAAGGATAGACTGGAATGAGGTTCCCGACTTCGACTTCATATCATGGTCTTCACCATGCCAAGATTTCTCCAATGCAGGACTTCGCCAAGGAGCAGAGGAAGGCAGCGGCACACGCTCATCCCTTATCTTTCAGGAGAAGAGAATGCTGGCAGTAAAGAAACCAAAGTACGTGATGCTAGAGAACGTAAAAGGTCTTCTCTCAAAGTCAATGAGGAAGTACTTCTTCCAGTACCTCAAAGACCTCGACTCCTTCGGTTACACCTCCTTCTACAAGGTACTGAATGCCAAAGATTATGGAATCCCACAGAATCGTGAACGTATCTTTGTTATCTCCATCCTACGCACAGAAGACGAGCCGAACCCAGAGTATCACTTCCCTTCTCCCATTAAGCTAGAGTCAACGGTTGAGGACATCTTGGAAGACAACGTATCTCCCGAATATTTCCTATCCCAGCCCCTTCTCGAAAAGTATCTCACAAAAGCAGACATCAATGAATCAATCGAAAAACTCTACCCCGAAGATAGCAATACCGAAAACTGCTGATGGATGCTCCCCGACCATCACATCATCATTTGGTGCAGGAATCAGCATAGCCAATCTTCTTGGTGTTGACCATTTCCCTAGGGGGGGTATTGATAATCAAAAAGTTACAAGTAGAAAACTACTCATCAACTCAGACGTAGATGGTTTAAGTAGAACCATCCGTACAAGTTATTATAAGGCTGGCTTTGCTAACTATATACATAACGATGGCAGAGCAGCCAACGCAGTCTTAATCATCAAAAGAGTATGATAATATTCAGAAACAAACACGGAAGTTTCAAAGGTGGGTTAATTAAAACAAAAATATCACCAACCATCACAACAGCTTCCTTTGAACACAATACATTTATCTTAAAAATAAAAGAATGTGCGACAAAATTATAAAGCTGGCAAACCTCAAAATCAAAGGCAGAATAGAGCAGCAGACCAGAGTCTACTCCACCAAGGGAATCTCTCCTACTCTCAATTCTGCTATGGGGCACGGAGGTAATTGCATCCCACTATTCTTAATAGTAAAAGAGATATGATAACAGGAGGAAAGAGAATGAAATCCCTGCTCCTATCGGGGAAGGTGAAACCTGATGTAGGCGGTCAAGTTCTCGACATCTACAACCAAGCTGTAATGCAAGGTATCTCCCCTACCATCAAGACAACCATAGATACAGCAAACATGACATTCGTAACAATCATGAACAAAGAAATCATTCACACCGCACCAAACGGAAAGAAATACTCCATCCAAATCAGGAAGTACACTCCAAGAGATTGTTTCCGACTGATGGGAGTACACGAAGCTGACATAGACAAACTCCTGAGCAAGGAGAAGTCTGGTCAACTCATTATCAGCAAGAGCAAACTCTATGCCCTTGCAGGAAATTCAATAGTAACCAACTGCCTGACCGCCATGTTCGAGGAACTGATATTCCCATCAGGGAATCACTACCATGACAAGACTGGTCAGCTATCACTCTTCTAGCTTATGGATATTTTTGGATATATCAAGATAGGCAAGCGCATCAGTAAAGCGCACAAAGCCATGTTTACCCACAAGACCATGGTAATATGGTACAAAGGCAACCCAATCATCGGAACAATGCACAATGGCTTGTGGTATCAACAAGACTTGAACGGAATGTGGGAATGTTTAATGTTCCAGTCCGAAGTCACACACGTCTCATTTTTACCTTCGCCAAATGAAGACAGAGAAAGAAAAAATCCTAGCCATCATCGCTGAGATTCAGGCAGAGCGTGAAGCTGCCCACATCGTGCCGCCACACGTCCTCACAGCCGAAATCATCAATCGAGGATTCCCCCAGCCATATCAATCCATCAATGAGTTGTGTGAAGAAGGCAAGATAAACTGGTGCAGAACCCTCAACGATATGGCATTCACTATCAGAAAATAAATCAAAACAATATGAAAATTATAACGCAGAAAGAACTGGCATCCTTAGCAGAAGATGCTTTTAAGAATGCTGACAAGCATGGTTTCTATACTGAGAGCACAGAAATAGAAACAGAATTGATGCTCATCATCACGGAAATGGCAGAAGCTGTTCAGGCAGACCGACACAATCGCCACGGAAGTATTGAAGACTATGAGAGCGAGATTCAGATGGGCAGAGATATTCCTACCGCCTACAAGAACTCTCTTGAAGGAACGGTTGAATCCGAGTTCGCAGATATTGCCATCCATATCTTATCCCTCTTAGGATGGATGAACAGCAAAAGCCCTATTAAAATAAATAGCAATTCTGTTCTTTCTGATGAATATGAAATTGGCAGGATTCAATACACGATACAAAACAAGATTCATAGGAGCAATATCGCAGCCGATTTATATCGGTTAAATGGAAAGTTTAGTTCGCTTGTTGATAATGAATCATCCTATTGGTTCGTATCAAAAAATCTACAGAACATTCTTATGCGGACTTTCGCAATCGCCCACAATCACAATATCGACCTGATGGAGTACATCAAGTTGAAAATGCAGTATAACGAATCTCGTCCGTATCTAAACGGATGCTTATATTAGGAGGACAAAATTATGTTTGGAATAGAACAGATTTTAAGAAGGTGCTTAATGACTTTTAGTGATGGCAACAAGATTCAAGCTACCATCTACATTCCAAAGCCCACCAAACCCATCTTCCCTGAGCAGATGGAACGTCAGTTCATTGAGAGTTTTAATAATTCGCAACTTCTTGCAGTAAACAAGGTTGTTAAGTGTCACATTATGAGAAATTAGTTATGGAAGATTTATCTATTGGGTCAGAAATCATCTTGAAGGTGGTAGAGACCGAGAAAGAACAATGCAATGGTTGTTTTTTTGATGAGATATGTAACAATATCTATGAGAATGTTTGCGGAGATTTTGACTGTAACGCAAGCACTAGAAAAGACGGAAAGGCTGTTCAATTTAAAAGAGTGAAGTAATCATGATAGACGATAAGGATATAGAAGTTGCTGCTAATAAGCATATTGAGACAGAGTATGCTAGATACAATAATGGCGAGGTTGAGGAAGAAATGATTTGTCTTAGGGGCAAAGATAGCTTCAAGGCAGGTGCTAAGTGGGCTATCAATGAGTTGATGGAGAATTTATGGCATCCAAATACAGAAGAGCCAGATAAGAGCAAGAGCGATATTATTACCCTTGGTTTTGATAGCGATGCTTATCTACAGTTTAAAGAATCCGTTCTTTGGAATGAGGAATCTTGGAGACATTCGATTAGCAGATGCCAAATCATCAAGTGGGCTTATTTATCTGACATACTGCCAAAAGAAGGAGGTGAGCAATGAAAGAACTTAAAGATTTGGTGGCTGGTGATAAGGTTGTTGTTTACGACGAATGTAACAACAGAAGAATTGCTATTGTTGAAAGAATAACAAAAACTTTGGTCGTTGTAAACAATATTAAATATAGGAAGTCTAACGGATTTGAATACGGAGTATCATCTTTTATCTTCTCTCATAGAATTGAAATACCTAAAGATGAGGAGCAGATAAAGGCAATAGAATTAGAATACCGTAAACGAATTATCATTCATAGAATACATAATCTCAATCTGAATGACTATCCGTTAGAAGTGTTAGAAAAAGTTTATATTGAATTAGGAGGAAATTAGTATGAAAGAGTTGAAAGTTGGGGAAAGAGTAACCACTACTCTTGAAGTTGTCGAGCAAGGTGATTCATGTGAAGGTTGTTTTTTTGCTGACAAAGAAGGATGCCCTTATCAATGTTTTAAGGATATGCGTTCTGATGGTAAGGATGTAATTTTTAAAGAAGTTAAGTAAAGCGTATGGATAAGTTAGAATACATTCCAGGAGATTTGGTCTCTGTATATGTAGGTGTAAAGAAATATATCGTTGAGGTAATTGGTACGGAAAACGAAAATGAAGCACTCTTATATCAAATCAAGTTCCCAAACAGAGAAATTCAATATGCTGATAAGGATAATATTGTTCCGATTCCTCTCACTCCAGAGATTCTAGAGAAGAACGGGTGGAAACGAAATGGTGGACAATATTCTTTTACCTTTAAACCTTATGTTGGAGATAAGGTAGAATACATAGGCTTCTTTATTGAAATGTTTAAGGATGTGCATGATATGCTAAAACACAGATATTTTCAGATAACTCACGAGAATAAAGTTATCTATGGTTGCTTTTATGTGCATGAAATCCAGCATCTTCTCTTCGGTCTTGGTATTAATCACGAAATGGAGGTGTAGGTATGGCAAAGTGTCCTTTTAATAAATATAAAGAGTGTCAAGAATCAGATTCGAGATATTGTTATTGTACTCTTCCATGTGATGTGTATAATAATTATAAGAATAAAAGTATAGAGATATGAAATTAGGAGAACTCAGAAAAATCATAGCAGATATAGACACAGTATATGATAATTGTGATGTAACTTGTTATGAGAGCAATGGTAATTTAGGATATGCAAGTATTGCAACTACTGCTTATCTTGGGAAGACGTATGTAAATCAAGGCTATCCTATACGTAGAACATTTCAAATTCAATTTGAATTACCAGATAAAATTAAAAATAATTATTTAAAGTAACTAACCGCCCTCGGGCATAATTTTAAAGATATGACAAAAGAAGAATTAAAAGCAAAGGTTGCCAAGCAACAAAGTATTATCAATGATGCTAACAATCAGATTTGTTCTGATGTGAAGGAGTACATCGAAAGTCTACCATACAAGGTTGGTGACAAAGTGAGCTGCTCTAGATGTGATGTTTGTTGGATTGCAAGCATTATTCCAGAACGAAATTGCGCAAGATATTCTGGTATGATTGAGGTAAGAATCAACCCTGCTAAGAAAGATGGCACTCGCTCCAATAGAGAGTTTGTACTATGGAGTACGGAAATTGATAGTATCAAAAAGATTAGTTAATCATCCTGCAAAGGATATAAATAGATAGTAATATGAATACAGAAAAATTAGAAAGAGCAAATATCTTAGCCAAGAGTTTAATTCCTAAAGTAGATGAACTCTTAAATATGTCTTCAAAATCAAGCAGTGGTAGACTTGCTGATGCTATTTGGGGACTTTCAGAATGTGATGAAGAGTTTAAAACCAAACTCAAGCAGCTTCTGAATGAAACAAAACAGAAATTTCAGAAAGAGTTTGATGAGCTTTAGCAAATAACCATCCGCAAATGATATAAATATAAGTAATATGACAAAGAAAAAAAGTAAATTTAAAAGATTTCCCGATTATGACTGTGATGGTGGTTGCCCTTATGAATCTCCAGAATGTTGTACAGTTTGTCTTAATAGGGAAAAATAAAGTTATTATGATTAAGAAGTATGTAAAGAAGTCTATTATCATTGAAGCTATACAGTGGACTGGCAAGAATCTTATTGACATATATGCCTTTTTATGTGATAAATCACATGAAGAAATTATCGAGGAAATTAATCACGATTTTCAAGATACATGTGTGTGGGATAATTATGAAGCCAACATCGTACAGAACGGCTTGTATATTTCTACTCTTGAAGGCAAGCTAAAATCAGATATTGGTGACTATATCATCAAAGGTGTAAACGGAGAGTTCTATCCTTGTAAGCCTGATATTTTCGCTAAGACTTACGAAGAAGTAACAGAGTAACTAACCATCCCTTATGGGATATAAATATAAGTAATATGAAAAAGATTATTTTGGCAGCCTTAGTCGTTGCAAGTTTGTTCGCTTCTTGCTCTAGCGAGAAGACTTTTAAAAAGAAAGATGGCTCTACGATTACAGCAAAGCCTTATGGCTGGGCTAGTAAAGAAAACAAAGTAGAAGGTGTTAACTACGAGTTGAATGCTCCAGATGTTGTAGTTTCAATCATCTTCGCTCCATCAGTTATCGCTCCTGCTTTACTGACAGCTTATGATGTTTGGGAGCCAGTATCATATACTGAGCCATCTAAGTAATCAACCACCCTCTCCTACAAAAGGGAGAGGGTAAAAATAAGAGAATATGAGATTAAGTGAATATAAAGCAGGTACTATCTTAGTAGATATTTGCGGCAAAGTGTTTATCCATGATGGCTTTATCAATGCTGATGGATATGGTGTGATTATTGGTGAGGATTCTGATGGAATGATTCAGAAATCAAATGGTATTGGTAACTGGATGAAGGAAGGCTGCTGTAGAGAAGCATCTTCACTAGAAATCTGTGATTTCTTTGCCAAGGTTCGTAAAACACAGAAAATTATCAATTATTAGGGAGGGTAAAAAGAAGAGAATATGGCACAAGAAGGATGGATATGCCCTAGATGCGGAAAGGTAAACGCACCTTGGGTAATGCAATGTTCCTGTAATAGGAACACTCAAATATTACCTAAAGTTGGTGCTCCTTACTATGAAGGAGACCAAGCAACGTGTAATACAAAGGAGGATAAACAATGAGTAAAGTAGAAATAGACAAAGAAGATTTTCTTAAACTCTTAAACCAAATACAAAAAATAGCTGAGAGTTCCTTATTTAAGGAAAGATTTGACCCTCACGACTGGGGAGAAGTTGGAAACTTGGTTGAGGAAATGACTTTAAAATTGAAGGGATTGTTATGAATGTATTCTTTTATAAAAAAGAGGATGAGGAAAATTTCATATTGCAATATGAAACGTGCCGTTACAATAATATTCCTCGTATAGGTGAGAAAGTTATCATTGAAAATAAATGGTATCTTGTAGAAGATATAGTAAATAGATATAAAAAACTGTCAAACTCTACATTTACAGATGTATATATTTATCTTAAAGAGTTGGAGGATGATTAATATGATAAAGAGAAATGAAGCTAAAATATTAGTTCCTATTATTTCTGCTTATGCAGAAGGGAGGATACTACAATACAAAGAGAAAGAAGTATGGAGGGATATTGAGGACAGCGAAGGTCTTAGCATAAATACGATAATAAAAGAAGCTGAGAACTATCGCATCAAGCCAGAGGTAAAGTACCGCCCATTTAAGGACGCTGAAGAGTGCTGGCAAGAAATGTTAAAGCATCAGCCGTTTGGATATACGTATGATAGGTTTAATAATATAAGAGATAGTATCACAAAGGTGACTACCACTGGTGTTTCGTACGATTCGCCAACTGTTGTTATATCTTTCGAAGAGATTTTCGATAGATTTGTTTTTGCAGACGGAGTTCCATTTGGTATAAAAGTAGAATAGTATGGCGTATTGTTTTTGTGATTTTTGCGATTACAAGGATGAATGTAAGCACTATCGAAAGGTAGTTGTTTGTCCTTATATAAAAACGGAGGAATAGTTATGGGAGTATCAAGGAGAGCCTATCAAGAATTGATAGACGGAGATATAGAATGGCTTCTTAGACAGCCTAGAGACCTCGAAAGAGACCATATAGAGGCAGTGCTAAGAAAGAGTGTTGAACTTTTATACGGAAAGGAGAAATAGCTTATGGAAGTATTAAAAGACATAAGTCAGTTAACAAAAGGTTGCGGAGTGACATTTATTAAAAATGACGATTTCCACTTCTATGAGTACCTCATGGTACACCCTAATCGTGATACCTATTTTCTTTTTATAGATAACTGGTCGCAAGAAGTAGTACGAATATACATTAATGACCTCTTGTCAGGAGATTATTATGTTGGTAAGTACGACCGAATCTTCGTCATGGAGAAGAGAAAAGATTTCTTCAGACGAATGATAAAGAATTGTGATAAAAGAATTGAAGAACTTAAAAGTAAGTAGTTATGACAAAACCTTACAGAATCAAGCATAAGGCTAGTGGGTTATACTATCAGCCTTCAAGAAATCATAGTAATCTTTCCAAGAATGGCAAGGTGTACATGACAAATAACTCACTATTGATGATAAATAATAGCTATGATTATATAGCTATTAGTGTTAGAAAAGGTACGAAGGTACATGATATTTTAGAAAAAGAAATGCCTTTAAAAGGTATAGAACGTTCCTGTGGTGCAGAAGTTTGTTATCGTGTTCCAAAGAGTGAATTTGAAAAAGAAGAATTATAGCGTATGAAGATTAGATTAGCAAAGAAGATAATGGCTTGCGACTTTCGCAAAGTTGTCAAACGAAACCTGCCATGGGATAAAGAACTAAAAGAATTGGATATTCTGTGCAAAAAGTCTCATTATTGGTATCTAAGACATTATGCATATAGACCATTGAAAAGGATTCAAGAAATTCGCAAAGAAAGATGGGGAAAAGATTTATTCCGAGACCACCGTATCGCCAAGGCGATAAGTTTAACTAGAAAGAAAAAATGGAGGTAAGTAATATGGAAGCAGGACAATTATTAGTGCTATTGTTGTCGTTTTGCGCTTTAGCATTACATATCAAGAATCGTAGAAGAAAGGGTTAATTATGGACAAAACAAAATTACATGCATCATTACTCTTCCTGATGCTAAAACTGGAAGAGGCAAAGAGCAACCCGATGCTCGACAAGAACTTTATTCTCTCTTTGACGGAAGTGCTCAGATTTTTCCGTGATAACGGAGAGTTGAAGAAAGCCTATGAAAGCCAAAAGGATTCATTGGAAGATATGGCTAATAGTTCTTGGGCGAAAGCACTAAAGGAATATGTTTCCTCCAAAAACCAAGAAGACGGAGTTGATGTAAAGTTACCTGATATAGATGAACTTATTAAGAAACTAGCTTCTGATGAGTTCATCGAAAAGAAAATCAAGGATATTCTTGGAGATAACAATGTGGACGGAAAGGAGGAATAGCTTATGGCTGAATTGTTATTTGACATTTTTCTTTTTTCTTGTACGACTGCTATAGGGTTTATAATAGGATATTATTCACGAAAGCAAAATAGATTATGAAAATAGAAATTAAAAGAGTAACGGACTGGCAGCGTGTAGTGGATGCTGCTCGGTTCACACAAGGCAAGGAGCCGCTTGGACATGAGCCTAGCGATGAGTTCAAGAAACAGATGATTCTCAGCGAGCATTCACCGCTCAGAGAATTGGAGTTCGATATTAAGATGTATGGCATACCATACTGGGTGAGCAATCACTTTGTTCGCCATGTTCATGCTCAACCATTCGTTTCCACTTCACGACCAGATATTACTGGCTCCAAGGTATCTCGCCACGATATGCGTCAAGATGATTTGGTCAACTTGCAGCTATCTCTCAACGCTCAAGAGATTATCAATATCTCGAAGCTGAGACTCTGCAACAAGGCTGCAAGAGAGACGAGAGAGATTTGGTATATGGTGCTTGACGAGTTGGTTCATATTGAGCCTTACCTTGCATTCGCTTGCGTTCCTCAGTGTGTATACAGAGGATTCTGCCCTGAGCAGAAGTCATGTGGAAGAAGTACTTATTCTTCATTTAAAAGAATCAGAAAAGAGTATAAAAAACTCCATTTCTAAGTGTAGATAATATATGAAATATCCAAAATTTAACGTCAATGAATTTGTCGGTGGGCACTTCGAGTACACCACTCCCTGCCCATTCGGCATATACGGCAAGTACACCAACGAAATACTATATGTAGGTAGTCTTGCTTGCCAGCGATGCGAGCACTTCCGAGGAATCAACAAAGAAGATGGTATCGTTTCTTGTGGAATCGAATAGTTTTACGAGTGCAGCCTATCTGCATTCTTCTTAATAATTAATCAAATTTTATATATGAATACAAAGAAAATCTCAATCATTCAACGTATCAAGGAAAAATTCCTTGGCAAGCAGTTCTTTATTGCAGTAATCGCTAACAAGGGAACCAGTTCCTACTTCGTCAACTCTACTATCTACCGCTCAGAGAAGGAGGTGAAGGCTTACAAGAAGTACATCACGACAGACGAGCGTATGAAACAGAGCTTCGATTTCGTAGGCTATTATGGTTTCCGTTCAAAGTTCGACTTCCGCATTCCTCTTAGCGGAAAGCCAGTATCAGTTGAAGAGGCAAAGAAACTGGCAGAGAAGTAGTATGGGAAAGTTGATAGACCTTACTGGACAGCGTTTCGGCAGATTACTCGTCTGCCGAAAATCTGATAAAGAGAACCACCAGCATGGTGCGTTCTGGATATGCAAGTGTGATTGTGGCAGGGGTTGTACGGTTCTAGGTTCTGCTCTTCGTGACGGACGAACCAAATCATGTGGCTGTTACCGCTCAGAACGTGCAACCGCCATCATCACCAAGTATGGCAACCGCAAGGGTAGACCCAAGCGGAAAGACAAAATTAACGGATAATATCCATTTTATCACTTTTCATATTATATTTGCAACATGAAATTCAAGTATTTAATAGATAAAGTTAATGGTTTCAGACACCGCAACGATTTTGTGGTGCTGGACGGAAGAGCCAACTCGGTCACGCTCTCCAAGGGCATCTACGACCACATCATGCAGAAGGAGCGAACAGACAATTCCATCTTCGTGTTCAGACTATCTGACAGAGGTACATACGGATTCTGTATGCGTGAGGACTGGGAAGAACTTCGCAAAGCCAACACCGCCTTCGCTCAGCTTCAATTCAATCAGAAGTATAAGAAGGTAGGCTTCAGAAGTGACTACCCTTCCATCACCGCCATCCTTGATGAGTACAACCTTCCTCTCAACAGAATGGTTCGCCTTACTTGCATCCCACGCAAGTCAGCCAAAGGCGAACCTTATTACGAAATCATGCGACCAAACTTAAATTCGAGCACATGGCAACAAGACAAGAAGTAATACTCAAAGGACTTACCCACTCTCCATCCGACTACGATTGTCAGGATGGGGAGTTGGCAACCTGCCTCAACCTCATCAACGAGGATGGGGCACTCCACCCTATTCACCAGCCAGTAGTAGCCGAGCCAAACATCACGCTGGATGCAGGAGACACCATCGAACTGGTGCACAAGGTAACACACGATGAAGCGATTCACTCTCACTACATCATCCGAAAATCAGACGATACTTGGTACTGGATGGAGAAAGGTGGAGACGGAACCAAGAACCCTATCGACTTGAACGGATTCCACGTCAATGCAGTCTCATCAGTTGGAAATATCTTATGTTTCATTGGTGACGAGAAGACAATGTACGCTTATTGGAAAGGTAACGACTACACCAGTTTCGACCTTTCTTCACTTAGCTATAGTGCAACAATCACCAATGTTAAGTCTGAGAAATGTGATGTATCAATCAACCTTGGCGATGATTGGGATAATGCTTTTGAAACGAACAGACACTTTAATAATAACGTAGATACTTCTCTCAAAGGCGCATCTATCATATTCAACGCATTCGATGCACTTATCAACAAACGACTAAACGAAAAAGGCAAGGAATACTTCAAATATACGGTTTTTGGAGTATTGGCTATCAAGTTATATGATGGAACCTCACACATCAATATATCTAATCCATTCATTCTTGCACCTGAAACATCATTCAATAAGTTCATCTGGTATCAGGAAAAGAAATCTGTAGGAACAAGCACAAGCCTTCACACCCACACCATCAACGTTAGCATGGATATACCCAAAGGTTTGGAAGACCTCATTCTTGGTGTAGATGTTTACCTGTCCCAGCCTGAATCTTTTATTGATACAGAGAAAAGAACAAGAGGTATTTCACGATACAAATGTTTTCTTTGGAACAGCAAGATGGCATCAGGAGTTAATTGTGATGCCTTCCAATATCTGTCAGAGGAAGATGTTTACAAGTCGTTTGAAAACAAATCCTTCTATCTTAGTACCAGTATCAACAAGGAAAAGCTAGGTACAGATATACAACTCAAACGAGTTTTACAGACAGAAGAAAGTATTTCTTTGGCAGACTTCAAGCGAGACTCTTTTGGAGGAAAGTGTGCTATAACATACAACAACCGATTGCATATAGGAAACGTAAAGAAGACCATATATAATGCTTTCGATACAGATATTTTCTCCAAGAGAAAAGTTTCAAATACACAACTATGCTTAAATGAGTATGTAGATGTTACAGCAAGCAGTACCGCTACCACCGATTATATTTGTGATGCAGTCTTCAAGGTAAGCATCAGCGAAAATAGCATCAAGCGAGATATATACCATAAGGGCAAACTACAATATCCTATCTGCCCTATCTTGGCATATTCTAGTACGCTTGCCACGGCAATGACTATCTATTTCCACTTACCGAAGTATAACAAATATTACTCAAAGAGAGTAAATCTGAAACCTTCCGAAACATTTGGAATGTCTTACTATATCAACATTAGTAAGAATCGTACTACTCCTACCGCAGCTGATAGACAATCTTCCAATTCTTTGGAAAATGAAGGATTTGGAGGAAGGGTTGATGCACCTACAGAGGAGGAAAAATCAGAGTTGTCTGATTACATGTACCTCTATCACGATGATGCTGGTCTTCCTGCTTTCATGCAAATATACCGCCACAAACTCCTAAAAAAGGATTCATCTAGTGGAACAACAAGAGCAGAAGGTTTTGAAGGTGGTAGTTTTGGAAATCAAAGTGGAACGGTAATTTCATCTTCATATTATTGGGACAATACACCGATAGATACTGGTGACTTCATAGAGATAACCAAGGAAGAATACGATGCAGCTTTAAGTAATGTCGTGAGCCAGAAATATGTCACACAGCACCCAAACGTAATAAAAGTAAGTGAAGCTGAGAACCCACTTGTCTTCCCTGCAAAGAATAGTGTTCAGGTTGGCTCATCAATCGTTAGCGCAATTGCAGCCAATACCCGACCTATCAGCGAAGGTCAGTTTGGTGATGCACCTCTTTACGCTTTTACCGATGAAGGTGTATGGGTATTGATGCTTGGAGAAGAAGGAACCTATATTGCCCGACAGCCAGCAAATAGAGATATTTGCTCCAACCCGAAGGGCATTTTGCAGATAGATGATGCCGTTCTGTACCCTACCGAGCGAGGCATCATGATGCAGCGAGGGCGAGAATCTGAGTGCATTACCGATGTACTGGATGATTATCCTTTCGATTTTCTATCCATTTATTCACATTCAACAAAGGATAAGACCTATCCGAATAAACTCCTTGCGCTAGGTAATATTCCTGAGTCAGATGTGAAATATGTCCGTTTCCGTAAGTATCTCGAAGAAGCTGGCATGATTTATGACTATTACGATAGCCGTATCATCGTGTTCAATCCGAATTATACTTATGCTTACGTTTACTCTTTGAAAAGCAATATGTGGGGAACCATGCACAATGTCTTCAACAAGCGAGTAAATATATATCCTGAGTCATTCGCTACAGACAAAGCAGGAAACATACTTGATGTGTACGTGAAGGAACCAACAGAAAATGTTCCATTCTTCCTTTGCAGCCGCCCTTTAACACTTGGTCAGGATGCCTATAAGACCATGTTCGATTGCATCACAAGAGGATATTTCAGCAGCATTCAGGCAGGAAAATGTGGGACGGTTCTATTCGGAAGTAATGATTTGGTTAATTGGTATTACGTTGGTTCTTCTGTTAATATGTATCTTAGAAACCTTGTAGGTTCTCCTTACAAATATTTCAGGCTTGCGCTTATGGGCAGCCTTGCCCAAAAAGAATCTATCAGCGCATTATCTATAGATTTCCAACCAAGATTACAGAATAAACTCAGATAATTATGGCAGAATATATATTAACAGATTTCGATAAAAAGAAAGTTGAACAAGGTGCATCCTTGGGAATGAAAATAGATGGAGAGATAGTTCTATCCACCATTATCAATATTTATCCTATAAGTACAAATATGTACATGGGATATGTAATATTCAACAACAACTTACATCAGATGTTTTATTTCGATTCATACGGAAATCTCTATAATCAGAATAAAACAAAAGTAGGTGTTGCCAATATTGTTGATTCTTCAATTACAAAGACCACTGGCACGAAACTCGTCAGAGAAACTTCATCCGATGGAACATCAAATGCTCGCCCATTCCCTAGAAACGGAATAGCTACCGCATCAGAGACAAGTGGAACAGAGGAAAGCGGCAAAGAAGAGGAAATCTTCTCCATCGCTACCCTACAGCCTAGAGAAGAAGTAGCCGCAAGTTGCTTGCAGTCTATGCTACAGAAGTATGAGAATCCGCTCAACATAGATAACACCAAGATAAAGCAACTTGTAAGCAAGTCATTCTTGTTTGCTCAGGAGTTCATCAATCAGGCTGTTCTGTATCGTGAGAAGGAGACAACATCGGCAACCGTTGAAAACAACAAGTACGCATCAGTTGATTCTGATTCTCTCAGCAGCGACACCGATAAACTGCTCTACAATATAGCTACAGCTATCAACAACTTTATCGCTCAGGATAAGAACCAATATGCCGACCAGCAGAAGAATGGTTTGAAGCTGGCAGCTACAGATGTTAATGTCAATACCTTACCTGACAACATCAGCGTTAAGGTCAATGGTTCCGTTACAACCAAGCAGGAATCCACATCTAGTGGAACATAAAATTAGATAATATAACTTTTGTCATTTAATACAATAAAGGGTAGCCGTCCGTGATGGATAGCTACCCTTGCTTTATCTTAGTCTAAAACGGCTAGCTACTTAAAATGGATGCAATGCTATTCTTGCCCTTCTAGCCGAGCGGTTGCTGGCATCCTTAATATTCTGCTTTTTATCATCAGCGAGTGCCCAGAATCTATCAGCACCATCAGGATAAACAATCATCAACCATTCATAAAGGCATTGGTTCACGATGTAGTCATGCAAGTAGACGGTCATGGTATGTACACTTGTCTTAGAAAAACCTTGCGGCATCCGCATAGCCAAGTAATAAGCATCCTCATCATTGGTAGGAGAACCAATACACTCTTCCCATTCGTTGGAATCAAAGCCGCCACCGAGCATTTCCACCTTGGTGAAACGGAAAAGCATTTCTCTGCAATCCTCTACTGCTGAGTCTAGAATCCTTGCTAACTTATCTCGGTTTCCTTCCTCTGATACATCAAACACATTCTTTAATTGTTTGGCATCTATACCTTTCTGCTTGGAATAAGAGTCAGCAAAAGAAAAAGCAGTATTCTTGATGTCATAAACCAACTCATTCTTTTCCAACTCTATCATCACTTTATATCCTTTATTACAATACCTCATATCCTATCCTCTTATCTTGTTGGTCTTTTACGTGTATAAATGATTGCATCAATCTTTAGCAGCAAAACGTTTGCCTTAGAGAGATAATCTTCCACCTTATCCTTATAGACTACCGAGCACCATTCTGCTACTATTTTGTTGACTACATAACTAAAAACCGTTGATTCCAAGGTCTTAAATAAACTCTCATTAAAAAGGCTGCTTACTCTCAGACCAAAGACCTCGTTGCTGTCTGATTCACACTTCTGCCATCCAAGAATACTCTCCAAGGCTACGGAAACATCATTAATGGAATCTTCCCAAAAGCCTTCCAGCATTTCTCTATCAGCTTCCGTCACAAACACTTGGTCATACAGACTTTTTCCGTTTTTATCCAAGTTCTTTCCTCCTATGTAGGCAGTAGTCTTTGCCACCTCCTCATAGATGTCACTTTTCGTGATTGTCAATGTGAAATTTGCCATTCTTTATCTTTTTATAGAGTTTATAGCCTAATACGATTAACAGCATGCAGAGTGCTCCAAATGACCATACTGCATACTTCAACTGAAACTGCTCCCACTTGGAGAGTTGTTTTTCTACTGGGTAGGGAACTGGGATGGAGTCTCTTTTCAGGAAAGAATCCACCCTTACTTTGTACACATTCTTGAAGACGGTTTTCTCATGCCATCGGTCGAGAAAACATGTATCTCCCTTCTGTCTGAGGAAGATTGAATCACGCACAAAAACGCTGTCAGAGGTATGCAGCGTATCGTGTTTTACTACGTCCCGACATATAACTTTTTCCATCGGGACGTATTTTGTCTTGCATCCCGACAGAAAAAATGCCACCAGCAAGATGCCAATCACGTAGAGTGCTACTTGCCAGAAATCAGTATCATACCATTTTACTTTCATAGGCTAAACATTAAAGACCTTCTTTGCTCTTGTAAGGAACTTTCGTCTTGATTCCAAGCCGTTGGTTCCACCATTGATTGTCTTGGTAATAGCCAAGAAACTATCACTATCAGCCAGCTTGTTCAGGTCATGTTTCCACCACCACCACATAGCACTCTTCGTTGCTCCTAGCGGAAGCTCCAGCAACTGAGGGTTCTCCATGATGTCACCAGTACAATATTTGCTGTTCTGATAAGCCTGATAGTTGGCTCTGCCAGTAATCTGAATCAAGCCCCTGCCACGATACTTGTAGCCGTCACCATCCTTCAAGTTGCCGAGCATGTTCTTCAACTTGCCCACATCATACTTGTGGAAATAGTTTCTGTTGCCGAGTTCCTTGGTATATCTCAGTTCGCCACTTTCATGTGCAATCTGAGCCAAGAAATGAGCCATACGCTTAGGAGTATCAATATGGAACACCTCAGCATAGCCATTGATATAAGGAAGAAACGCATCCACCTTATCCTTCGCATTCGGCATAATCGCCAAAATCTGTTCGCTTGTTACCTTCATACTACTTGCCCTCCTTCACTTGTTGTTTCTGCATATTTGCGAGTTCGTTCTTCACCATACTCTCAAAGTTGCCTAGTTTTGTCTTGAAATAAACGTTTACCCCGAATATTGCTCCAGAGTAAACCAATGTCTGACTGACATACCACAGCACGCCATCAGACACCACATAATTGTTGAGAAAGAATGATAGGAAGGTGAGTACAACACCACTCACTAGCATTCCTATAGCTGCACCATATTGCAATCCTTCACGTACATTTGGAGTCATATCTTATATTTATATATTATTAATAATATGCAAAGATAAGAAATGATTCCCAATTAGTTACTTTATCCGTTTATTGTGTGCCATATTTTGCTGGTAGGATGCAAGCAGTCAGGGTCTTGCAGATACTCGATAGCCATCAAAACCACCATTTCCTTCAACTCATCAGCATCTTTGCTATATCGCTCCAGCATCACATGATGGTCACTTCTCATCAGGTTCATAGTCACAGCCAAATCATGGATGGTATAGTCAGAAATATCATCCTGATGCTTGTCAAAGGCTTCTCTTATCTCATCATCCGAGAAGAAGGGAGCCGTATGCTTGGTTCCGTCAGCATCCTCATACCACATCTTGCTGATAGCATCATCGGCAAAGTGCTTATCAAAATGCTCTTCGCTCAACACACCATACACCATCGCACAAAGATGATGTACTTCATCATCACTCAACTTGAAAGAGAGACACTTGCCTATAGCCTTAGCTATAGCCAACATCTGTTCAGGAGCCATTTCCTGCTGATACTTTTCTACAAACTCTACGAAATTCATACCTATATAATTTAAAAGTTTATGATGCTGCAAAGATACCAATATCTTAAACGCAGCACCATAAACTCGTAGATATTTCTGTAGCTATCTGAATATCAGACAAATACAGTTACGATAAAAACACCTCCTTTCTTTATTCGTCCTTAAATTTAGTTCTCTTCTCTCCACCCCTCGTCCAGATGTCGTTTTTCTTGCGTTTCGCCACCTTTCCGATAACGTCATTCTCGTAAAGTTCGGGCTTATTCTCCCTACCTTGGGTCTCTGAAGCAACACCACCATTCGGGTTGCCACCTTGGCTGGCATCAGGTTTCCCATTGCCATACCATTCCTTGTCACTTGGTTTGTCTGCAATCATAACTATAAACTATAAATTATAAACTATAAACTAAGCAGCAAGCGGTGGGTTCTGTCCGTCAGGACTCACCCCCTGACCGCTCATCATCTGCTGCAACATCGCCTGAGCCTTAGGATTGCTCTGTGATGCCTGAGCAACTTGTGCTTGAAGCTGAGGAGAGAATCCTTGTGGAGTCTCACCATTCTGAATGGCTTGCTGGTTGGATGCAACCGATTGTAGCAACTCCTCTCCAAATGGGAAATCTCCTACTTGCAACAACTGCTCCAGCGTGATAGCCTGATTCTGCCACAAGGTCATAAGGAACTCATTCGCCATCTGTCTGTATACTGGTGTAGCCGTACTTTCCGTGATGTTGATGTCAAACTCAACGTCTCGTATCTTCTTAGGGTCGTAGCGCACAATCTGTCCTGCCCTACCAACGATATTGAAGTTGCGAGACACATCATAATACTGCTGCATGTTCTTAACGGTCTTGTAAGCACCATCTATGATGAACTGACTGAAAGTCTCCAAAATATCAAGCAGCGACATGGTAGCATTCTGTGTCTGCTGGGCATAAAGCGAACCGCTCGTACCTGATACTCCTGGTTTACCTTGCAGCGCACCATTCACTCCCGATATATCCTCGAAGAACTTTAACTGATAGCTGAGCAAGTCACCGATGCCGATGTTCGTAGAGTTGTTCGCCACTTGCTGAGGAACCTGACCGCTCTTGTTTGGCTTGTATCTCACCACACCATTGAATCTACTCCACTCATCGCAGAAATCATCCCAACTCATATCATCAGGAAGACAATCCTCAGGACAGAGCAGCACACCCTTGGCACTCGCACGCATGATGAAGTCATACATCGTGATAAGTCGGTTCACGTATCTCTGCTGGTCAATCACATCTTCCACGAAGCTGTGAATCTCGCCATCAATAAACGGATAGAACTTAAAGCAATATGGATGCTCACCATGAGCATAAGGGGTCTCTCCTTCTCTCAGAATATCACCGAAAGGAGAAAGATAGTAGAAATGCCAGTAATCATCCATAAACCACTCGGCATCAATCAGAGGAATATCCTCTTCCAGCATGCCAGCAGCCATTCCTCGCCTGATTCTGTCTTTGTTCTCAGCATCTACTATATCAGCCTTATCCTCAATGTCGATTTTGAAATCATCGCCATTGTTATAGTCGTGACATCGGTATCTCGGTTTACTCTCCTTGCGCCAAACCTCAATCACTCGGCAGAGCGAAGGGTTGGCAGGGTTCATGAAGTCGATAGTCTTAGGGTCGAACTCACCGAATCGCTGGGTGCAGTCTGCAATCACGAAATCTCGGTTAGCCGCCAACCGGTATATCTCCTTCAACTTACGAGCCTCAGCAGGAGACTTGGCAAACTCTCTCAGCACGTTGCCGATGGTAATGTCATGCACCTCACCCAAACAACTCACGTCCCAACCACGGAAATCCCTCATATTGTTGTCTATGAAGAAATTATTCGGGTTCACGTAGTCCGTCCAGCAATCCAACCTACCTCTTCGCCATCCATACTTTTTCTTATAGATAGCAGCACCGCTTATCAGGAACTCTTCCATGGTTCGGGCATCCAGTTCCGTCTCTCGGTTCAGTTGTCGGTTACATTGCAGCACCACGCTCATGGTCTCGCCATATCGCTTTTCATCCTTATCTCTTGCATTGCAGGTAGGTTCCTTGCTCTGTGAGCGGTACACACCCAGTACATTCTTCACCAATCTACGGATAAGGTTGTTCTTCAATGGTTCGCTACCCTGCTCACGGATATAGTCTTCCTCCTTGATACGCTTTTTAAAGCCACACTTGCTTTTGAACTCAATGGTATCTCCCCACTGGTCCCCATAGCAGTATCGCTTGTTTCTCAGCCTTCGCTTTCGGAAGTTATCCATGTTGTTGTAATATCGCTGAGCCTCCATCAAGATAGAGAAGGCACGCTCGTATGGCTTGTCAAATCGGTTCTTGGATGCCTTCACGCTATCCAGTTCTTCCTTATCAAGCACCCTGCTCAACGATAGCAGTTTGGTTTCTTCTTTCTTCTTCGCCATAGTTTATGATGTTTCTGTAGGTTCAACAATATGTGCCAACTTTCTCGCTACACCGAGGAATCCGCTTGCAGTATCGGTATCGCCAAGGCTGATACAAGTGAGATAGCCAGCCATGTATAAGATGGCATCTTTCAGGACGGAAGGCAGACTGATTTTCTGCTCGGTAGTGATAGATGGAACCTGAACATAGATGAATGCCAACGTAGCATCCTGCTTTGTGCTGGTATATAGTTCAATACTCTTGCCGTTAGCCGTATGCACGATAGCCGCAATCGGTCGCTCAGGATTTCCCCTAACTCCATATTTGCAGTTCTGATACTTGTAGGCATCATCACTCTCTGAAATGATTTCGGCAGGACGGTTCCAGCCTTCTGCCTTCACAGAAAGGATTCTCAGCATATCGGTAGGCAAAACCATCTTACCCACGTAAAAGCCGTTGCTATCCGTCCACGTTACAGCATTCGTACACGCAGTACCTTCCACCATATCCTCAGGAGCATCCGAAAGAATGATTCTTGCTGCATCTACGATTTTACTCTCAATAAGTTCTGCTTGCGAGAGTGTATCAGAATCGTCAGGAGCCAGCAAGCCAGCAGACTCTTGGTTTCTATCCAAGAGCACCTTCACCTCTTTCACTAAATCAGATACAGCATATTCTACCATTACTCCAAACCTTCTAGTTCAACACCCTTTTCCTTGGCAATAGCCAAGATGTCTTCCTTGGTCTTCATCTTGGAACGGCTCACACCATAGGTCTCAGCCAGATAGTCCTTGGCATCCTCAACGTCTGTCACTACGTGTGTCTTCTTCTCGTCAGCCACCTTCTTCTTTGCCTTGGCAGCAGCCTTCTTCTTGGCTTCCGCAGCTTCCTTCTTCTCGTCAATACTCTCCACCAAGAAGAACTTGTCGTTGAACCAATAATGAGACTCGATAGCCTTCTGTACCTTTGGGTCTCTTGTCATATAGACACTACTGCCCGTGCTCTTACCCTCAAAGTTAATGCGCATCCGCTCGTTACCTACCATAACGCTGAATGCCAAATCAGTACCAGCTTGATATTTATTAAACATGATTATACCTTATTATATATGTGTTACTAAAAAAGGGATGGGGCTAGTGCCCACACCCCTCACTATTTGATGAATAAATTAGCAATTCTACTTGCTTTTAGGCAGCAGCCTTGGTTTCCTCTGTATCAGAAGTGCCCTCTGTAGCAGGAACCGCAGCAAGGCGCATACGAGCATGTGCCTTAGGGTACTTCAAATACAGACAAGCTACCTCCTGAATAACTACTGCATCGGTGTTACGGATGCCAGCCGCCTTCAAGTCGAGAACGTTTCGTGTCCAAGACAAGTGTACTCGCTTAACCAAGAACTCAGGGTCAAGGGCAAAGCCGCAGTCACTCATGCCGAAGAGGTCGAACAACTCTGAGTGAATCATCAGCACCTCACCGAAGTCGGTCTCCCAACTCTTGAACTTCAACTTCCAAATATCAACGGTGTCCTTCAAACGGAACTTGTCGGAATCAATCTTACTGAATGCACTCACGAAGTCAGAACCAGCGATAATTACCTTGCGTTTGTTGCCGATACCAGTACCAACAAACAAATCCTTAGAAATGTCAACCAACTCCAAGTCGGTAATCACACGCTCATTCTTGTTATAGCCCTTCTTAATATCGTCAGCAGTAGCAACATGACCTACCTCAATATCCTTACCAGCCATCCACCAGATACCCTTGGTAAACCACTGGGCAGAACCATCTTTAATTTCGTGCTTGATGCAAGCCATATCACCGAAGAGATAAGTACCTTCCATAGCAAGACGCATATCATAGATGCTATCCTCCTCGATGTCAGAGAAATCCCAATCCACTCGCTTAGCAGCTATCTTGTCGAAAGTGGTCTGCTCGACCTGAATCATGAAGTTCTGACAATACTGAACCTCATTAGAAGGAAGGTTGTTGAAACGACCCGTCTGAACGTCCATTTCGCCACAACTCTTTGCCATACGGATAAGTTTCTGACCCTTCTTCAAGGCTGGAATACCGATAGCCTGCTTATTGACCAACTTACCATTTACAGCATACACAATCGGATAACCTTCTGTGTCTTTACCGCAAACGCAGAGTTCCAAATCAGGAGTAGGAGCATCAGTAATGGTAGAATATGCAACACCCTTATAGTTGGTAATCGCCTTCACACCTACCACTCGGATGGTATCATCCAGCGTAAACATGGTAGGGTCTTCTACCTTCAATACCATAGATGTACCAGTACTCTCCTCCGTTGCTTCCTTCACGGTTGTCTTGATAGGGCGTGTACCGATACTCCAATACTCAACTACAAACGAGTTGGCAGACTTGGTTGTCGCATAGCGTGAAATCTGGTCAACTGGAGTAGCCATCGGGCGAATCTTGGTAATCTTCTCATCAATGTCGTTCAGGTAATACTCCGTGCCATTCTCGTTAAAATGCTCACGTCCCTGAGTCTCGCTCTTGATACCTTCACTCTGTCGAGCAGCACCGCCATTGCCAGCCTCACCAGCAGCAGGAGCACCACCAGCCTCAGCAGCAGAACCACTCTCGGTACTACCGCCATCAGGCAGATTTGCCGCCTCAGCCATGATAACCTGACCATTCACTCCAAAAATAACTGCCATTACCATAATAAAGATGGAAAACAGCCGATTAAATGTACTTTTCTTCATTGTTATTCTGAATATTAATTAAACATTATATATTATCTTTTCACCTTGTCGAATTATCGAATGTGTGTTCTCTTCTCGTTGCCACGCTCATAGATATTACCCCTTCGTGATACCCTGCCCACAGCACCAAGGTCAGGCTGGTTATCTGTTGGCTTTGTATCTGCATTTGCAGAATCAAGGTCAGCAGTACCATCGCCTTTCTTTCTCAGTTCAAGGTTCTTTACGTGCTTGCTATTCTTGCCACGAACCTCTCCCTCATGGGCTGCATCAGCCACATCAGTATCATGGTTCTTAGCCTTGATGAAAGCTGTAATCATTTCCTCGGTAAACTTGCCAGTCACTACATTACGCATAGTCTGAAAACACTGGTCGATAGCATCGTTCACAGCTTCCTCGCCATACTTCTCTTCCAACTTGTCAAACACCTCATAACTGGAAGGCATATTCTTGTCATACTCCTCCTGCAATTTCTTGCCGTTGGCAGCATTCTGCAAGAACTCCGACTGAGCCGATGCAATCTCATCTGCATTGTCAGGGTCTGAATAGTAATCAATGGCATCCTCACCATGGGTACGAATCAACTCGGCATAAGGACTCTTGCCAGCCTTCATCGCCTGAAGGAAGGTAGCCGCCTCAGGGTCGCTACCCAGCCAATCGCCCATAGCCTTTTCGTTATCCTTGTAACCCTGCAAAGCCTTCTGGTCGGCATCATAATCATCATTGATAGCTCCATACATAGCTTCATCATCCGCATACTCAGTATCAGGATGGCGGGTCTTCAAACGCTCCAAAGCCAAGTCTCTCTTGGTCTTGGTATCTTGCTGTTTTGCAGCACCAGCATTCTGCTCAATATTTGTATTTTCGTCCATATATATATGTGTATATTTATAAATCAATGCCCAAAATTAATGCTTTTTTCCGATTTTCATCTTTTATCCGTTAATTTAGTCTAATCGGATGCGACTAATTCAATACTTTTTTGTATATTTGCAGTGTCAGATATGAAATATAAGGATTCACGATGCTATTATATACAGGAACGTGATGCTGATTTATTGAGGGCTTACAAAGAAATTATTAATGTAAGAGACAATATCAGACTCTCAGAGATTGAGGAAAAGCTAGCCCAATCTCCGAGCAGAAGATTTTGGGTTTCAGAAGACCGTGCTTATATAGTCATATTAGACTTACTGAAAGGAAAACCTCTTGATAACATGATTCCTACCCGAAAGGAAATGTATCAGGAGATTTTCAGACGATTCCAGATTCATAAGAGTAATGAGCCATATCTCAGTAATATGGATATTATCAAACGTGTATGTGCTGAAAAAGCACCCAGTTTCTATTTGACTCCTCAAAGCATACACGTAATTCTTAGCAGGGTGAGAAAGGAGGAGAAGCAAAGATGCTACGAGAGACGAAAGAGAAGATTGCGCTTTATGCTGGGTACATTATAATAATGTGTATCACTTTTCTTGGATATGATGGCATGGGTCTCTTTGACGATTGTTCTATTCAGAACCGACTAAGCTACCCTTTCTTTCATCAGAACATCTTTCATGCTGCCATCAACCTTTATGTTTTCCATCAATGCTACCGAGCCATCCCTTGTGGCATCGGTCACTTGGTGGCATTCTATCTCATAGCCATCAGCTATCCCTTCACCTCATCCATACCTATCATCGGTCTAAGCGGCTTTATCTATGCTTACATGGGCTTTATCGCCCCCTACGTGGAGAATAAGGTAAGATACAATCTCACCATTCTCCTATATATCTGTGTTGGAATCTTCTTCCCTTGCATGGCAGTTGGAGTCCACATCTATTGCTATGTACTTGGTCTGTTGTGGGGTTATCTAAATGCACCGCTATGCCAAGACAAGTAACCGCCAAACTGACTGATGCTGTAGACAAACATGTATTGGGCATCCTGAAGGAGAACGAGAAACGCATCAAGGAAATCAACACACCCTTCAATCCTATCAAGGGTGAAGGTTGTGGAGATAAGCGATTCCTGCTCTTCCTTCCTGATTTCCCGATTCAGAGACAGCAGCTTCCAGTTTCGATGAAGAAGATTCCGCTCGTCAAGATGCTCATCGAGTTTGGTAGCTGCAAGGCGGTAATCGAGGAACTGCACAAGGATATAGACGAGCCGTACAACCTAGAAGAGGAAATAGAACAACTGGTAGAGCAGTTCACTCGCATCAGGATGAAACACGACCCTTTCTTCTTCTTTGCCACATTCATCTATATCAAACCGAAAGGTGGAGGTCTCCCCTTCCGCTTTGTGCTCAGAAGACCGCAGCGCAGACTGCTCAGGTGGCTGGAGGAGCGAAGAAAGAAGAATCGCCCTATCCGACTCATCCTGCTGAAAGCCCGACAATGGGGAGGTTCTACGGTTATTCAGATGTACTTCCTCTGGCTGCAACTCATGTGGCAGAAGGGTCTCAACTCGCTCATCGTGGCTCAGGTCAAGGACACAGCGGAGACCATCAGAGGTATGTTTGAGAAAGCTCTGAAAAACTTCCCAACCAAGTTCCTCTACGAAATGGGAGAAGCGTTCTCTGAGAACGAACCGAAGTTTGTTGGAGTGGGAACATCAGGTAATGTAAAGATGGTTCCTCAGCGATTCTGCAAGATTAAAGTGGGTTCCATGGAACGACCACTATCAGCCAATGGTGAAGACTACAACTTGGTTCACCTTTCCGAGGTGGGTTTGTGGAAGAAGACGGATGGTAAATCTCCAGAGGAGGTGGTACAGAATGCTACCAATGGTATCTTGTACCGACCATATACGATGATTGCCTATGAATCCACCGCCAATGGTACTGGCAACTTCTTCCACAAGGAGTGGCTTGCCGCCAAAAAGGGACAATCTCAGTTTGAGCCGTTCTTCGTTCCTTGGTACGAGATATACGATATGTATCATCTTGAATTTGAAAGCAAGAAACAGAAGGTAGAGTTTGCCAAATGGCTATACGAGAACCGCAATAATACCAACACGATGTCCGACCGAGAAGAGCCATGTACCTATCTTTGGAAGTTATGGACACTGGGTGCTCCACTCGAAGCCATCAACTGGTATATTGCCGAGCGCAAAAAGTTCACCGACCATGCCGATATGGCTGCTGGCTACCCTACCGATGATATTGAAGCATTCAAGCATTCAGGAGCCAAGGTCTTTGCCGAAGACAAGGTTGACAAATTCCGCAAAGGATGCCGAGCACCTAAGTTCATCGGTGATGTTTATGGTGATGGCTACAAAGGTAAGAAGTGTATGCAGAATGTCCGATTCTGTGAAGACAAGCAGGGGCAGTTGTGGATATGGAGCAAACCTGAGACCTTTGATGATTGCAAGGTAATCAACCGCTATCTGGTCGTAGTGGATATTGGTGGACGTAGCAAGAATGCCGACTGGTCTGTTATCTGTGTCTTCGACCGCTATTGGATGATGGAAGGTGGCAAACCGTATGTGGTAGCCCAATGGTATGGGCATATTGATATGGACTTGCTGGCATGGAAGGCGGCTCAGATAGCCAAATTCTACAACGATGCTCTGTTGGTAATTGAATCCAACACCTTGGAGACGAAAGACAAGGAGCACATCTTGGAAGGTGGTGACCAGTCTGAGTTCATTCTGAATCAAATCAAGGACGTATACGACAATCTCTATGCACGCAAGCAGAGTGAATCAGACATCAAGAATAAGGTTCCAGTGAAGTACGGATTCCATACCAATGTAGCAACCAAGCCGATGGTTATCTCAGTATTGGTTCAGGCTATCCGTGAACAACTCTATGTAGAGCGAGACGATAGATGCTTAGATGAATATCTCACCTACGAGAAGAACGGAACCGTATACGAGGCAGCAGACGGAAAGCACGATGATTTGCTCATGACCAGAGCCATCGGACTCCACATCTGTTTCAATGAAATGGAAATGCCTAAGATGATTCAGATTCAGGTAAGAGTAATGAGAAGAAAGGTTTCTGTTTCGGCAGCAACCATCATATAGTTTCACGAATAAATAATTACGATTATGAAAGTAACAAAGATTATCAAGCGCATCAAGTGCGAAATCATGTACCGCCAAGCTACGGCTAAGGCAGACTACGCATCCAAGAAGAACAATGGTGAAATCTTCTACGTCCTTCCTACGCAGAAGGGCAACCTCATGATTATGAATCGCTCACTCTTCGAGGCATTCAAGAAGACAAAACTGGTAGACAACGACATGAAGGTCAGAGACCTCTTCAAGGATTGTGTCTATCATACCAACTGCAAGAGCAAGAAAGGCAAGCTAAGCCGCAAGCGCAAATTTCTCAGATGGAAGGGCTTAATCTAAAATTTTTCTGCCCTAAATAAACGGATAAAAGGTAGGTAGAAAAATTTCTGCCTATCTTTGCCTATTATTAATAATGTATACGTATATGGATATTTATAAGATTGTTAAAGGCAACAGCTTCGACCTTTTCATCAAGCTTCAGAAAGCCTACATCAGCAAGAATAAGCAGATGTTGGAAGATATTGACGTAGCTGCCATCAGTAATCTAGAAGTACACCTTACTGATGCCTTTGGAGAATGTGTAGCAAAAATGCCTTTTGTTCAGAGCGGAACAATTAATAGTGAAGTGGAACCGAGTGATATTTGTGTCAAGTTCCCACCATTCCTAGAGGAAGGACTATATGGCATTACCATTCGTGGCAAGTACAACGGAAACGACATCTGTAGCATCGAGCACCGCCTTTTCCGTATCGTGGAGCGAAATGGCAAGTCTCATATTCCTCTCGGTATCGTAGAGGGCGAAATGGGAGGTATGTACAATGCGAAGTACTGGATAGAACTGAACACAAAAGAAGATGTCATTTTCTCTTACTATGGTGCTTTATCTACCACAGACCCTAACAAGGTTAATGTCGAATACTTACAACAATTCTCAGGTATTCTCTCTGGACAGACAATTACCATCAGTACAACCGAAAATGAAGACATCATCTGGATAGTATCATCTGTTCCTCTCACGTTCCTTCAAGGTGGTTTGCCATTGGGAATGCAGCAGAGTAAGATAGGAGAACTATACTATTATCATTCCGATGAATTGATTTCAGGCGATTCCACAATAACGATTATATAACATAAAATAATATAAACATGTCAGAACAAAGATATAACGGAACTATCGTTTCAGGTCGAAAAGATGGTAAGTTGGTTAATTCCGACAACATCTTCGACAAGGAAAGAGGAAAGATGCAGTCAGACATCAATAAAGAAATGAAGACTCGCACCGACAATTCCTTTGATTCCTTAAAACAAACCAAGCAAAGTGCAGAGGATGGTGGCGAAAATGTTATCACTCTAACCCGTCATGATGGTACGTCTGAGCAAGTTAAGTTCTACAATGGTAGCAAAGGTGATAAAGGAGACAAAGGTGATAAGGGTGATAAGGGTGACAAAGGTGAAGTTGGTATGCAGGGAAACAGCGGTGTAGCCGATGCGAGCAACAAGACCCTAGTCAATGATGCTATTACTGGTGGCGAAACCGACTTTCTCTCAGCCGAAGTAGGCAAGCTAGGCATCCTAACATACGACTGCTCAAAAGGTGGAACCGTAACCCACGCTACTCTCCAAGATGCCATCAACTCTGTTCCTACCACATTTCAGAAGGTAGGTCTCACCATCACCTACAAATCAGGTGATACCATCTACCGCTATACTTTAAAGGCAAATGCATGGTCAGCAGACCCAGCAAACTGGTTTTCTGTAGAAGACAAACTCAGTGGCTTATCGGATAAGGTTTCCATAAAGGATGAGAAAGGCAATGTTCAAGATACTCCATTCAGGGTAATTAACAACCCAGAGTATCTAGCTATTGAAACTGATGCAGAAGATAAGGTACTTGCTGCCACTTATTCCGATGGCAGTCACTATGCACATAACATGAAGTCAGAAACTATTGATGCTTTGGAGAATCAAAAGGTTGATAAAGAAGCAGGAAAGTCTTTGATTGATACAGATGTTGCTGATGCTCAAAACACAATTAACAACCCAGAGTATCTAGCTATTGAAACTGATGCAGAAGATAAGGTACTTGCTGCCACTTATTCCGATGGCAGTCACTATGCACATAACATGAAGTCAGAAACTATTGATGCTTTGGAGAATCAAAAGGTTGATAAAGAAGCAGGAAAGTCTTTGATTGATACAGATGTTGCTGATGCTCAAAACACAATTAACAACCCAGAGTATCTAGCTATTGAAACTGATGCAGAAGATAAGGTACTTGCTGCCACTTATTCCGATGGCAGTCACTATGCACATAACATGAAGTCAGAAACTATTGATGCTTTGGAGAATATGGTTTCAAAGATTAACGATGATACAAAATCATTAAATGATAATGTTCAGAATATTAT